GTCTCTAGGGGCATCTTGACGATGTGCTTGTCAGGGAGAACCCTGGCAGACTCCCAAGGACTGGGAGAGGTCACAAAGATGTTCATATCACTCGAAAGTAGAATCAGGTTCCAGAGCAATATAATAAGTCAGATCATGATTTTTAGAGGTGAATCGTGACAAAAGTTTTTGTGAGACAACCACATCATAGGTTCCTGGAAGAATCTTGATGTTCTCCACTTTAAAGTTGAATGTGAATTCGGAATCAGTTTCGCCAACAACAATATTGAAATTGTTAGAGGTGTCGTTCTTCTTATCACGAACAACCAAAGTCACCTTACCATTCTTACCAATCGCAGAGAAATCAGGAAGTTGATTGATAGCAGCTGCCTTAAGAAGTTTATCAAGTTGTTCAGTGCTCAGTTCAAAGCAAACATCCTCGGTGGGAAGGGTAATGTCCTTATCAGGAGGAGTGACAATTACATTGGGATCAGCAAAGAAGAAAGTTTGCTTGGACTTACCTTCACTAATAACAACATAACCATTATCAGTAAAATCCAATTCAGGATTTCTGAAAAGACTGTTATTTACATTGAGAAATTGATTGAGATCATAGAGTGCAAAGTCTGAAGGAAAATCTTCATCAAGATTTGCTTCTGCCAAAATGTTCTTGGCAACAGAAATTGTGCGAAGACGATTGCCTCTCTTTACAAGAATTGAGTTGTTAATTCCTGCAAAGTTTCTCAGGATGGACAGAGTTGAATCACTTAGTTTCATAGTGCGTTCGCGTAATTTCATGGTCATTGGTTGTAATTTTCTCTCGCAGCATTCTTATCATTGAAATGCATTAGAAGAACAGCATAATGCAGAATCTTCATAATGTCACGTCGTGCGGTGCCTTTTCTATCATAACGAGAAGCATACTTAAGAATATTAGATCGGCAAAATGCCTCACCATCACCACAAGCTTCAATCAAATCCAGTGTTTGGATTTTATCATCACCAGCAGAATAGTGCTGATCATATGTTCTAACAATATAGTCAGTTAGTTCCTTTAGAATTTTTTCTTCACTATACTTATATCTACTATTTTTAGACATGTTTAAATTAATGTGATCATTACCTTCGGCACCAAGTGTGAGAGTGCCTGGGTTCAAAGTGTTTTCATCCATTTTCAAAATTTCATCATAGAGCATGGACCAAGAATTAGTCATAATTTATTATATCAGGTAATCTCCTGATCGTCAATTGGCATTTCAAAATCAGCATCTACTTTATCATACAATTCTAGGAATGCCTGTTTGGTTTCATCATCAAAACGATTCACACAAACTTGGATTGCCTTTTCTTTCTTACCAAAGATTGAATATGCATGGATAATGTGAACCAAACGACGGGTGCTGATAATTTCTTCAATACCACCATCATAGAAAGTCTTACGAATGATGTCTGCCCAATCTACGAGTCTCCTGCAGAAGTCTTCATCGTGTTTACCAACAGAAGCAGCAACACCCAAAAGAATCTTTACCTCATTAGAAGGAGTGGGATACTCCTGCTCAAAAGTTACAGGGAATCGTTCAAGGAAGGCTTCATTGAGCACATTAGTTCCAATGAATCGTCCGTCGTCTGAACCCTTACCCTTAGTGTTGGCTGTGGCAATGACGTTGAATCCACTTGCAGGCTCAACTCGTCGTCCGATTTTTTTAAGGAAAACTCCTTTCCCCTCAAGGATAGATTGGAGACAGAGAATTTTGTTAGAAGCAAGGTCGATTTCGTCAAGGAGCAATACAGCACCTCTTTCGAGTGCCTCAATGACCGGGCCATTGTGCCAGACGGTGTTGCCATTAATAAGGCGGAAACCGCCAATAAGATCATCTTCATCAGTTTCAATAGTAATGTTTACACGGATAAGTTCTCGTTTTGTTTGAGCACAAGCTTGCTCTACAGACAACGTTTTACCATTACCCGAAAGACCCGTAATGAACGTTGGATAGAAAAGACGGGACTGAATAATTTTTTTAAGATCGCTGAAATTACCAAACTGGACGAAAGTATCATCTTTCCGGGGAATAAGATTTTGTTCAATGGCAGGCAATGCTGCAGGAGAACTGTAAGATACTTCCAATTCATCCATGGTTTCTTTTGTCAATTCAAGATTCCATTTGCCACGACCAACTTTGCAATCAGAAAGTTTTTTAGTTACATTTTGATAATTAGAATCATTCATCATACACCATGCACGAATGTCGGCAGAGGTTACAGACTCACCATACAAATTTTGAAGAGAAGTACGAATGTAGTCGGTGGTCAGAGACATTAGTTGTTTTGTTTGACTGAAGTTATTATAGTCGGAAATTGCTTTGAATTTCATTTGACGGACACTTAGTCAAGTGTCTATGGTCATGCCACCAAAGAAATAAACTCGCCAAGAATTTTCTTATTCATTTTTTTGGAGTTGAGAGATTTTGCAAACGCACTCTTAATCTGAGTTTTGGTTGCATCTTCATTCACTTCAAATTCATCATCACTATTTAAGGCAGAAGATGATAAACCAAAATAACTATGATATCCAGAAGTTTTAATTGTAAAAGATTTTCTTTTTTTCCATACACTTTCTAGTTTACGAAATTCTTCAGAATAAAATTTATAGTACTTACGCATAAACGATTTAGCATCACGGGATTGAAGAATACGAATACCGATGAAATTTATATCAACAAAATTATCCCTTAGGTTGCGAAGAAGAACATCGGTCATTTCGTCCCATTCATCACTGAAGGTATACGTGTTTCCAGTTCCTCTATCTCTCAAAACGCATCTATGTCCAATATTACCAGTTCCAAGAAAAGGACCGTCAACATATCCGCGATCAATCTGACGATGATATCTTAAAGAACATCCCTCTCCATCAGTTAAAACGACACACTGAACTTTTTGAAGTTTATGCTCTTCTTTAAATTTTGGTAAGATTTGATGAAGAGAAATCATTGCCTCATTCAAGGGAGTGCCAGAAAGTCCTAAACCAACAGGAGGTCTAAAAGAACAGTGATACTCATGACTATATGCAACTCTGAAAATATTTTTCATTTGCTCATCTAAAACTTTTCCATTGACCTTACTGGTAAGGAAATTCATCATAGAAAACCATTCAGGAACATATACAAGACCAGGTTTTTTCTCATAAGAAATTTCCCTATGACCGGTACTTTCATCAACTAAGGGATAATCATTAGTGAATGCATACACTTCAAATGGAATATTTACTTTCTTACAAAACCAAACCAGATTAAAAAGTTGTTTCATAGTATCAAGTAAAACATTACCCATAGAACCACTCCAATCTAAAACAAATACCAGACCATGATTTTTACCATCAGGAATGGTAGTAATTTTTTTAAAAAGGTCTTCGTTATATTTGTAGGTATGAAGTTTAGAGCAATCTAAAATACCAGTGCGAGATGTAGAAGCACGAGAATACGCATCTGCTGCTTTTTTACATTCAAACTCCTTTACCAAATAACTAACTTCTTTCTGAGCAGAACGTTTGAACTTGGAATATTCCAAATCAACCTTAGAAATACTGAAACTTACCGGAAATGATTTTGTGTATTCACTTTCGTTTTCAATATAAGATTTCCAGTTTTCGGCACAAAGTTCATGAATCTCAGAATTAGAAACGACAACTTTTTTCAAGTCAAGTTTAGGAAACTCCAAATAAACATTTTCAAATCCACTATGATCTATAAGTTGTTTAAGTGCATCTTCTAAATTACTTGCAGTAGAAACTTCTGGTTCATCATTCAAAGTTTCATTACCAACATCTCCCCCCTTCTGCTCATATGAAGGAGTTTCTAAGTCTGCCGAATCTCCTTCTTCAGAATCTCCGGATTCAGATCCTTCAGTAGAATCTTCATCATCAGATTGTTGACTATTTTGATTATCAATATTAGTATCTTGTTCTTTTTCTTGTTCTTTTTTACAAAATTTATACAGAACCTCTGCTGCAAATAAAGTGTCATCAAAATCCTCACAACCATCAATTATGCGAATGATTGCCATCTCATCTTCAGTAAAAGAAATATTCGTAAAATTTCCAATCTTAAAATATAGATTTGCTTTGTCGGCAAGATTCATAAGATTGACATTTTCATTAGCAATCTGAAAAAAATCCTGATCGGCAAGTTCCTGATAACCACGATAAAATGTTTTGCCAATACCCGCATACCTACGTTTTATAAGTTTTTCAATGCGGACATCTTCAACCACATTCACAAACTGTGGAGGAATCTTTAGTTCCAAAAACCAATCTCTATCAGGAGTATAAAGTGCGTGTCCCACCTCATGACCCACTAGCATGTCATAAACACTATTGCTTGCCTTTTCCCACATTGGAAGTGTCAGAACCCGAGTATGGACGTTGAAGCAAGCAGTTTCGACTTTCTTGTGCTCCACAATCAAATCTTCGGTTGCCAGTAGTTTGGCCAGTTGAGATTTAATCTCGTGGGAAACGGTCATTGAAGTTCGTTCGTATGGACTCATAATACAACGAAACCCGCTTCTTGAACGGGTTCATGTGACACTTCTTAAATTGTCTGAGTGCCTCTCTACTAGACCTCAATGCCTGAGGTTTGAGAGTGCGTTTCTTCTCCTTCTTGGAGTGATGTTGCCAATTAGGTGTTGTCATCAGAAATACCTTTGATACGTTTCCAGTTATTATACATGGATTGAAGTCTCCAAGAAGATGCCAGACTATCTGGTCCATTTTTGAGAAGTTCCATTTCCCTCAAAGACAGTTTCTTCATCTTCTTATATTCTTCTCTCCAGTTCATGATACCTTTCTACTGAACCCCTTTATTTTATCAAATTTTATCACATTGTCAAACTTGTCATGCAAATCTGATTTATGAGATATTACAAAAATGTTGGCACCCTTAATGACATATTTAATAATTTTAAGAAATTCTTCTGTGCCAAATCCATCAAGTGAAGAGTCAAATACTTCATCCATAATTAAAAGATTCGTATTGACAGAATTCTTAACACGGGCAACTTCTCTCCATGTGAAAAGAAGTGCTAGGTCAATTCTCATTTTCTCACCTTCACTAAAAGAAGCATAAGAAAAATCTTCATGAATTGGAGATTTTACAGTCTCATTAAATTCACCATCCAAATTGAAGTTAATATAGAAGTCCATCATCTGCAGATAACGATTAACCTGTTGATTGATGAAAGGAATATATTTTTTAATGATCTTTGTTTTTACACCATCATCTTTGAGCAGTGAATATGCAAAGTCATAATTTGACATTTCAATCCGTTTATCGGACAGGTCTTCAATTGTATTTTGGAGGGTTACTTTAAACTCTGCTAACTTCTCATGTTCAGTATTTCTATTTGCAACTTGCTGGGTAAGTCTCTGAATTTCCGATTCCAAATCTCGGATTTGTCGCTGACATCCAGACACTCTAGTATTGTTTTGAGAAATGCCATTATTGAGTTTAGTAATCTCCTTAGATAGTGAGTTGAATTGACGTTCTTTTTCTTGTTCAAACTTAATGGTGGTTTCTAGTTCTTGATAACCACTCTGGAGTTCTTTTGCTCTATTTTGAACGTCTACAATCTTATTTAACCTAAACTCTTCTTCTATGTCCTGGGTACAAGTAGGACAAACCGTATTTTCGGTAAAAAACTTATGTTCTTTGGTAATTGTGCCTACTTTTTGGGAGAGTTTTCCTTTGAGATTGTTTAGTTTTACTAATTTTTCTCCTGCTCCAATGACAGTTTCTTGTTCCTTAATGAACTTAAATACATCTTCTTCAAGGATAGAATTCTCTTTCATGTAAGCAAGAACTTCTGCATCCAAGGAATTAATTTTTTCTTGGTTTGCATTTATATTGGCATTACCCCTCTCTTCAAGTTCATTAATAAAATTTTCCTGCATCCCAATCTTATCTCTGATATTATCTTTTTTCAGATCTAAAGATTTAGATTGTTCTCTCATTATTCTCAGTTTTTCTTTGACCAAATTATTCATCGCAGAGAAGATGCGAATATCCAACAAGTCCTCAATCACTTCACGGCGATTAGAAGTTGTGAGTTGCATGAAAGGCACAAAGGTACTGCTGCCTAGGATTACAATTTGTGTGAATGATTTATAATTTACTTTAAGAATGCTTTCCTCAAGAATGCGTTGATTGGCACGATCATCTGCTTCCTTATGAAGTGGATTACCATTCACCTCAATATCAAATACATTTGGTTTGATTCCACGACGAACCAAATAATCACGACTATTTACAGAGAACTCAATCTCAACCAAACACTCCCTTTCGTTTGTAGTATTGATTAGTTGTGGTTTATTAATCTTACGAAATGGTTTATTGAACAGTACAAAAGTAAGTGCGTCCAGCATAGAACTTTTTCCCGCACCATTCGTTCCAATGATAAGGTTCGTATTGTATTGCTGAAAATCAATCTCAGTCCAATTATTTCCAGTACTTAAAAAATTCTTGTACTTAATATTTTTAAAGGTTATCATTCTTGGGGGGAATCACAATGTCATCAGAAGTAATTACAGTATATTTGTAACTGTGTATTTTACAAGTTTTTATAGCAAGTTCATCGTCAACCTCAACAACATCCATAGTTTGTTCTTCTTGTTCTTCAAGCATCATAGCATAACGAACAGCATCATCTTCCTCCTCAAAAAGAAAAAGGACCTTATCACCATACTTATCCTGTACGGCATAAGCACCCTCATCTTTACTTTCTTTGAGAGTGAGGAGATACATTTTATTCTACCTCGCAAGCTTGTTTATAGAGTTCTTGAAAAATATTCTTAATGATATTTTTATCATATTGTGTTTCAGATTCATCAATATAACGACTTAGAATTGAAAGAGTATTTTCTTCCTCTCCTATTTCAAAATCTTCATTTTCTTGAATGTCAAAGTTTTCAATGATTTTTAGATCTTGGACGCCAATAGAATACAACTTATCAATAAACTTTTCAAAATCTTTGGGTTTTGTTTTTTTACGAACAATAACCTTTACAATCTTGTTCTCATACTCAGTTGCATTGAAGAGTTTATGATTAGTATCCTCATAATAGATATTATAAAATAATTTATAAGGATTATTAACTGGGGTATGAGTGAGGGTATCCGTATCGAAGATATGAAATCCTCTTGTATCATTCACATCGTTCCAGAACATCTCATAAGGATTTCCTAGGTAGAAAATTTTTCCGTTATCTGACCGTGTATGGTAGTGTCCCGAAAACACTTTGTCGAACTTGTCAAATAAGTCGCACGCCATACCGTCTTCCATGACATGTCCACGATGCGCTCTGAATCCGTTAAGTTCAAGGTGCCCCATCGCACATATGCTGTCAGTAGTTTTGACAACCTTGACAGTCTCCTCAAAGTTTTCTGCATTAATCCAAGGAATAAACAATACTTTAGTTTTATCTAAAAATACTTCAGACACTTTATTATAAGTTCTGATATTATTATAAGTCTGCAGAAGAAGTTCGGGAGAGTTTACATTATTGGTATTCTTATAATAACAATCATGATTTCCTACAATCATATGAACGTCGTAGTTTTTGAGTCTATCAAATACAACTCTCTTTGACCACTCAAGACTTTGATAATCAATTGACTTACGACTATCAAAGGCATCACCCATATGAACCACAGTAGTGATTTCTTGCTCCTCTAGGGTCGGAAAGAACACATCATCATAGAACTTCTCAAAGTAATCATGCAGGTGCTTAGAACCCTTTCTAGCACCATAATGAGTATCTGTAATGATTGCTATTTTCATTTGGAATGATGAGGTTTGTGATCCCTGTCCATTGGTTTAGAAGATACGACAGGATCACGAGAAAGGTTTTTGATAACAATGAATGCATCTTTGTTATATTTACGAGTGCCAATAGGAGACTGCCACTTTCTATTATACTCCTCACCCACATCAATACCAGAAACTTGAGTGCCAGCCATCTCAACGACAATATCATCGGATGCTTCCCATCCATATTTGTCAAAAAGATCTTTGAGTTCATCAACTTGACGTAACTCAAGATATCGCGAATAATCTTTCATAATTTTTTATCGGTTACGATATTGAATGTTGTCTTTAATGGAGTTATACTCAGCATTATTACCTGAAAGTTCATTGTTGTCAATAACCATAACTTCATCAAATCCTGTGCGTTCAATGATCTTTGTTTTAATTTCTAATTGCTTTTTCTCCTTTTGAATTCTTCTCAGGAAAGCATAGTGAATAATTTGAGTAAAATATGCAAAGGGATTTTGAGATTTCTCTGGATTAAAATTATGAATGTATTGAACGCAGTTTTCAATACCATCAGAAATCATATCCTCACGGAACATATAATTGACAAAGTTTGGTTTATATGAAAGATGAGTTGCAATCTTTAAAAAACATTCACCAAGATAATTAGGAATTCTAGGTTTACCTTCCCATGCTCCAGACTTTGGCGGATCTTTATCATATTTCTCAATAAATTTTTCTCTCGCAATACCAACTTTGGTGCGATAGACAATCATTGCTTCTAGCAACTCTTTGTTATTTACGTAATGTTCTGGTTTTTTCTTAGGCATAGCATTGAGTTTCCTCGCCTTTATTAATATTATTAATATTATTATAGCATACTTTTAAGGCTTGACAAGATTGGTAATTACGTATAGACTAGGTTTGTCCCCGTTAGAGATAAGTTCTATCTAGCTATTACTCAGGAGATTGATTCTCTTGAATTTCTTTATTGAATATATTTTCTAACTCCTTTCTTGCTTTTTCAACAGAAGATATGTATCCCATTTTAGTAGACGGTCTAGTGTAGAAACTATCTGGATTTCCAACATCAATATTTTCCTCACTAGAATCTTCAATAAAGTCATTATAAATTCCAATTAGTTTTTGATCATTACTTTCTGTCATTGTAATAATTTTATCAGACTTAATTATAAAAATATCTTCATCAGACAAATCAATCC